CCAAAGAACTTATTAAGCAGTTTATGAAGGTTTGAAATTTGAGAATAACTTTTACCTGCATCCATTAAACTATTATAATATTTTTGAATAGCAAGTTTTTTAATATCTGACATTTTCAAAAGACCTATTCCGGCATCTCTAACATAATTTCTATATATTGACTCATATCGTTCAAAAGAAGACGATTTATTGCCTGAATACTTCTCAATGTTCCATAACCATGTATTCATAGCCTGACTTAAAGATTGTGATGTTAAATCAGGATTTAAACCGCTTTCAATCTCTTTCAAGTAAGCATTTCTTTTATTTTCTGCATCTGATTTTGATGTTCCATAAAAGTTTTTATAAACGTATTCGCCTTTGTCATCATAACCTATAAAGGTTCTTACTCTAAAATAGTTTTTACCTTTAGCAGATGCATTTATCTTTGGTTTATTAGCCATTATTACACCACCTTTTTATTTATGGCTCATCAACAATATTTATCTCCCCGAGAGTTGACTCATGTTCATCATCATTAAGCTTCTTAAATAATCTATCGACTGTGAATTTAGCATAGTCCATAACTGTGTCATGCATATCAATTAACTCATCTTTACTTATAATTATCTCATCATAAGCTGAGGATAAGAAATATTTATCGCCATAGTCCGATAATTTATAACCCATCCAACTCAATAGTGTTTTAAAATCATCAAGCATTTTTTCTATAGCATCTTCTCTATATTCTTTTACTGTTTTCCCGTCTGGAGAACTTACTAATAAATCCCACCTTTTGACATCCAAAGCTTTAGCAATATGTCCAATAATTTCTAATGATGGAGTAACATCATTGGCTTCATATTTTTGAACCATTCTTAAAGACTTTTCAATTAATTCAGCTAATTCAGATTGTGTTATTTTTTTTGCTTTTCTATATTTCTTAATATTCTCACCTAAACCCATATTATCACCTCTTCTTTGTTTATGTATAATAAGTATAACACAATATGAAGTAAAAGTACACATATAAAAAATAAATACTTGACATGTGTATTAAAATGACGTATATTATAATTAATACGAAATATAATTTCACATTGGAGGTGAAAAGGTGAAGAGAAGATTTTTAATAATAAAGAGGATAGAAAAGAATTTATCCCAAAAAGAATTAGCTAAACGTGTAGGAATTACCAATCAATCTGTGTCTGATTACGAAAGAGGAAAGTCTAATCCTAGTTATGAAGTTATGAGAAGAATTTCAGAAGAATTAGAAGCTCCTGTAGATGAGTTGTTTTTTCAAAAGTGAATAGAAGTAAACAATACTTTGTTTGTTGAATCTTGTAAAAGGTACCGAAGAAAGGGGAGATTGTCATGTCAAAAAATAGAAAAAGATACAGAGAAAAAAGAAAACAGAAGAAGTTAGAAGAAAGATTGGAAAGAGTAAATGCGTATGGAGTTTCAGATTTTACACCTTTTGAAGCTATTAATCAAATAATCAGGAAGGATAAACGAAGGAGTGAGAGCTATGAAAAAAAATAAATATCTATTATCAATCACGGAAACAAGCCGAATTTATGGGTTGCCAAAAAACAAATTGTATGCTGCTGCAAGAGCTGGAAATTCAGAGATTCCATTTATAAAAATAGGGACATTCACAAAAATAAATACAATTATGCTTGAAAGACTTTTGAATGAAAAAGCATCGAAAAACGAACAATTATTTTAAGAGGGTGATGTTATGGCAGAAAGATTATTGAATAAAGAAGATATGGCAATGGCATATAAGGCAGCTAATTATTATAACAATCCCCAAATAATTTCTTATTATGAAAAAGAATTGATATTTGAAGCTATTAACAAAAACAAAGATATACATTTTGAAGCTTTGAAAATTAATTTAAAGAAGTGCAGGAAAAAAAGAAGGTATTGAGAGGTGGGGAGGCTTGAATCATGATGAAAAAAACGTAAGTTTTGATATTGATAAAAATGGTTGGATTAAACTGTATAGGCAATTAATGAAAAAAGCTATATGGAAATGTTCAACACCGGAGCAGAAGGTAATATTAATTACACTACTATTAATGGCAGATCATGAAGGTAATGAGTGGGAATGGCAAGGAAAAAAATACAAAACAGAGCCAGGACAGTTTATAACAAGCTTGAAGTCTATTGCAGAAGAAGCCGGCAAGGGGATATCAATTCAGAATGTAAGGACTTCTTTAAATAAATTTAAAAAATATGAATTTCTAACATACGAATCAACAAAGACAGGAAGGCTTATAACCATTACAAATTGGACAATTTATCAATCCAATAAAGAAAAGGTAACAAAGGAAGTAACAAACGACCAACAAAGCACTAACAAAGAGCTAACAACTAACAAGAATGAAAGAATTAAAGAATATATATATAGTGATTCTTTTACAGAAACCCTTAAGTTGTACCCAGGCAAGAAAGTAAAATCCATAAGAGATAAAAAGCTGCCTAATATAGTTAATGAGTATGGTGAAGAACAAATAATACGCTGCATTGAAAGATATGCGAATGAGGTTAAAGGCAAGGACAAACAGTTTATCTTAAATGAAAGCACATTTTGGAACGGAAGATTCAAAGATTACTTAGATGAGGATTTCCAAGATGAAGAGATTAAGAAACCAAAAGAAAAGTTTGAGCCAAAATTTGTATTCAGAGATTTGTAGGTGATGACATGAATCAGATTCAAGAAATTAAAGAAAAATACAGTCAACAAGCTGAAAGTATTATATCCTCCGGCTTGAATTTAAAGAAATCAGGCAAGAAATATCACTGTCCTAATGTATACGCACATAAAAATGGAGACAGAGATCCTTCCATGAGTTGGGACAGTAACGCACTACAATTCTATTGTTTTGGTTGCGGAATGAAAATTGACATATACGGATATTACAAAGACCATTTAAATTATACGCACCAAGAAATTATAAAAGAATTGTTAGGAGAAGATACTCACGATAACACGCAGCTAAAAAAGAACAGGGATATTTTCACAAAAGAGGCTAAAAAAGTAACAGCTATTACAAAAGATTGCATTGATTACATTAAATTAAGAGGAATCACAGAAGAAACTATAAAAGATTTTAATTTAGGAACTTACAACGGATATATTGCATTCCCCTATTATAAATTTGAAACTGTCATAGGTTATAAAATAAGGCTTCCAATGAAAAACCCAAGCAAGCCAAAAATGAAAAACATAACAGGCTCAAAACCATATTTGTATAACGTTCAGAATGTTGAGCCAGGTACAGAGTTAATCATATGTGAAGGCGAATTTGATTCAATGATAATACATCAATGTGGATATAAGAATGTTGTATCAGTAGGAGCTGGAGCTAACTCTTTAAAAAATATCATTGAACAGGCAAAGGAATTTTTAAATCAATTTGATGTATTGATAATTGTATCTGATAACGATGATGCCGGTCAGAATATGGACAAGTTTTTTCTTGAAGAATTTCAAGACAAAGCAAAGTTGATTGATAAAAAACTGTATACACAAAAGGACATCAATGAGGAATTTATAAAACATGGCAAAGATAAAATAATTGAATTGATTGAAAGTGCAAGATTCAAGATTGAAGGAAGGCGAGATTTAGACAAGAAACCATATCGAGGGCTAAAAGCAAAAACAGGCAAATATATTCCAACAGGTTTAAACTCTATTGATTATGGATTGAATGATTTAGCACCAGGCTGCACAACTCTTGTAACAGGCAGAAGCAACGGAGGAAAATCAACACTTGTAAAACAAATAATTGCAAATGCGATTGACAGGGATAATAAGGTTTATTTGATGAGTGGTGAAGGTATACCGGAGATATTCCTTAATGAATTATATTCATGTGTTATAGGCAGGAATGAGAGCTTCTATGACTTAATAAAAATAAATAAACGATTTAGGAAAGAGCCTAAAGCAGAAGTATTGGAAAAACTGAAACAATGGCACAGGGGAAAACTTGTATTATTTAATAAAGGCGATTCCAAGCTTAAAACAATAGAACAATTAACAAATATGCTGGAATATGAAATAAAAATTAATAGGTATGATTTAGTTGTTATTGATAACTTAATGAGTATTTTAAGTGTACAAGCAAGTGAAAAGTATGAACAGCAAGCGGATTTTATGCAGAGATTATGCGATATATCAAAGTCATATAGTACTCACATAATTTTAGTCTTGCACCCTAACAAAACATATAGAAAAGGCGAAAACATGGATTTTGAGCAGATAAGTGGCTCAAGTGATTTATATAACAAGGCTGATAATATCATTACTGTCATTAGAGAATATGACGAGGAAAAAATTAATTCAGGAATCAGCGGAAAAATTAAAGTTTTAAAGAATAGATATTTTGCAGACCTTCCAAGCATTGATACATATTTTGACAAAGATACAGGATTGTTACTTGAAAGAGATGCAGAAGGAACAATATTAGCTTATAACTTTAATTGGGATAATAACAGGTTGGATATGCCGGAAGGCACTAAATTTATATTAGACAGTGAATGTCCATTTTAGGAGGAATGTTATGACTAAATCAGAATATAACAATCACTTACAAAGGTATCACAAGGCGGTGGAATGGTATCATTCAAAACCACCAAAAGAGCAACAAGAGAAGTTTATACAAGTCTTTGAGAACATACTTGAATCTTTAAGGGTTGGGGTTTTGGAACTAAAACCGAATGAAGCTGAAATTTTAGGCGGATTTAAAATTTAAAAGAATATGAAAGGAGCTTATAAAAGATGAATCGCTGGCATATATACATGATGTTAAAGAACAATACAATCCCAAGCGAAGATGAAATAAACGAAATGGAATCACTTGATCCAATAGAAATTAAAGAGGGTTTACTTGAATGGCTTACTGTTTTAAGAAAAGATTACTATTATCAAAATAGACACAAACAAAGGAGATTGACAAGGTGAAAAAATGTAAGAGCCGAACTTGCGTTAAAACTTGAAGATGTTATTAGGGCGAGGGCGAAGGAAAACAAAGTTAAGGCAATGGCTAAGGCAAGGAAAAACAATCCTAATAATAAAGACGAACAGTTTTATCTGAATTCAGAAAAAACTGTAACAACAAGTACCGACAAAGAACTAGCCAAAATAGCAGGAGTTAGCAAAGACACCATATGGAAAACAACTTATTAATAAAAAAGGAGAAGGAAAAATGAGAAACGAGCAATTAAAAGAAATCACAGACAGATTGGAGTTATTAACAGAAAAAGAAAGAGAGGTCCTCATTGGAGAATTAGATGCAATGCTTGAGAAAAAGAATGAAAGGGAAAAATTATTTGAATCAGTTAAAAATATTATTTATGAAATAGGCGATATCAACATTCGAAATGAACATGGAATTGGAGCAGGCATAGGAGCAAATTTAATATATGACGAGCTTAAAGATGAAGAGGTAAGCTTATGTTATATGTATGATGAAAATATAATAGAGCTTCATGTAAATGATAAAGTATTGCTACAAATAGATGTCAATAGTCCAATATTAGAAGCTTTTAAAGTGATATTTGATGATTACAGAATGGAGTATGAACAATAAAAAAGCTGCTTGAGCAATAGCAGCTAAAGAATAAAGAGTCTTCACTCCTGAACAAAGTTAATTTATTATACATCAGCTAATAATAAAAATCAATAGGGAGTGAGGACCTTGCCAAAACAAAGTAATGAAGAATTAATTAAATTGATTCGAGAAGGAATAGACACCAAAGAGAATTATTCAAAGCTGTACAAGCAAAACAGGGGCTTTATATATCAGATTGTAATAGGTAGAGTTAATAAGCTAAATGATATTGATGATTTAATGCAATATGGATTTATAGCATTAGTAAAAGCAGTTGAATCCTATGACTTTGAACTTGAAAAAACAAACTTCTTGCAGATATTAAAATATTCTGTAT